ACGCAATCTCGACAAGCATTGCATCAGATGAAGCAGCGGCCTACATCGCTGCCGTTGAGGCAGCTGACGGCCAACCGCTGGAACAGGGCGTCCGCGATGCGATCACCACGTTCATTGTCGGCTGTGCACAGGATGGCAACTGGAACGCCATCAAGGCATCGTGCATCCTTGCGGGTGCCCGCACGCTGAATGGTGCGCTGACGCCGCTGGTGGGGACGGCGCCGACGAACTTCGGGTTTGTCAGCGGGGACTACAACCGCAAGACGGGGCTGATTGGCGATGCGAGCAGCAAATGCCTAAACTCCAACCGAAATAACACGGCTGACCCGCAAAACTTAAAACACATGGCGGCGTATGTTACGCAGTTAAATACTGCCGACCCTAACGGGGTCATCATGGCTAATGAATACGCCGCTTCGGGTTGGTCCTTTATCATTAGCCGCACGGCTACGGGAACACCTGCCAACCGGTATGAGTTTAGCGTCAATCAATCAACTTATCCGTCGGGAGTTGCGCGATCAACAGGATTTGTAGGTGTTTCAAGGGCCTCATCGTCAACCTATACAGGCCGAGCTGGGGGATCAGACGTGGCATTGACGGCAGGAACACAGACCCCATCATCTAGCAACATATTTGTGTTCAATACTCGTTCTACTATTTTTACTGATGCTTATAATGGCCGCCTCTCCTTCTACAGCATCGGCGAATCACTTGACCTCGCCCTGCTCGACGCCAGGGTGACCACCCTGATGAACGCAATCTCGACAAGCATTGCATCAGATGAAGCAGCGGCCTACATCGCTGCCGTTGAGGCAGCTGACGGCCAACCGCTGGAACAGGGCGTCCGCGATGCGATCACCACGTTCATTGTCGGCTGTGCGCAGGATGGCAACTGGAACGCCATCAAGGCATCGTGCATCCTTGCGGGTGCCCGCACGCTGAATGGTGCGCTGACGCCGCTGGTGGGGACTGCGCCGACGAACTTCAACTTTGTGGCGGGGGATTACAACAGAAAGACGGGGTTGGTGGGGAATGGATCGTCGAAGTACCTAAACGCTAACTACACTTACCCATCGGCACTTCAAGACAACTGCCACGCATCCGCGTGGGAAAGTGGTTCGTCAAGCTCAGGGGTCTACTTGGGGTCTACCGATGACACCGGAAGCGGCACCTTCATTGCTTCGATCAACAAATCAAGCCGTCATTACAATTTATCATCATCGTCCTTTAATCCTGCGACATTTGGCACCACAGGATTCCAAGGAGTGTCTCGCTCATCAGCAAGCTCTTATAACTACAGATCGGCTGTTGCAGGCACCCAAGTCGCTACTGTTGCCTCGTCTACAATTACGCTTCCGTCTTTTAACGTTTTTCGCCGCAACAGAACTACATCGCCGGACAACTACACTCCAGCCCGCCTGTCCTTCTACAGCATCGGCGAAGCACTCGACCTCGCCCTGCTCGACGCCAGGGTGACCACCCTGATGAACGCTCTCGCTGCTGCAATCCCCTGAGTCGTGGTCGTGGGGCCCATCAGGACCCCAGCCACCACGCTGACGCGAAGACGCAGCGTCGGCACTCAGGGCACCCTGGACTTTGTCTGGGCTCGCGCTCTTGGCTACTCTGTAAGCATGTAGCACAGCCCAGCTCCCGTGCTTGAAACCCTCGCCGCCGCCGGGGTCGTGGCCATTGCCGGGCTGACAGGGAGACCATGCAGTCCGCCAGAGATGGCTTACGCTTGCCTGCAAGCGATTCGCAGCGTTTCATGCTCCTGAATGATGTCGAGATCGCCCGGCTGGCAAGAGCCGGGATGATCACTCCATTCACCCCGGACTTGGTGCGCCAGGTCGAGGAGACCAGGAGCTGGAGGCAGGGCGCAACGATGATCACCAAGTCAGGGAAGTGGCGGGTGATCAGCTTCGGGGCCAGCAGCTACGGCTACGACCTGCGGCTGTCGCCCAAGGAGTTCCTGGTGTTCCGGCATGTGCCTGGCACGGTGGTCAATCCCAAGCGGTTCAACACCGAGAACCTCGAGCCAGTGAAGCTGCACAGCGACGAGGACGGTGACTTCTTCGTGCTGCCGGCGCACTCCTACGGACTAGGGGTGGCGATGGAGCACCTGGACCTGCCGGGCGACATCACGGCCCTGTTCATCGGTAAGAGCACTTACGCACGCTGCGGCGTGATCGCCAATCTCACGCCTGGAGAGGCCGGCTGGCGCGGGCATCTGACCCTGGAGTTCAGCAACAGCAGTGGGGCGGACGTACGGATCTACGCCGGTGAGGGCGTTGCGCAAGCTCTGTTCTTCCGCGGCAACCCCTGCCGGGTGAGCTACGAAAGCCGGGCCGGCAAGTACCAGGGGCAGCCAGAGCGAGTGGTGACCGCAGTGGCCTAGCCCCAGCCGCAGGCGTCCATCAGCTTGATCACGCTGGAGACGTTGATTTCCAAGGTGCGGCGGGACTGGCGGGTGATCCAGCGGTAGTGCATGCCTTCCACCCAGCTCGAGCGGGTGATCCGCCGCCGCAGAGTGCGATCGGAGACGCCCAGCATGGCAGCAGCTGCCGCAGTGGTGAACCACGTCCGTGGCACCGGTGTGCGCCGAACACGGGGCGTCGGGGCCGCCAGGTCGCGGCCAGCTCTGAGAACTTCCATCGGGGAGAGGACGGGAGGGCCGAAGTGTAAGCCCTGGCTGCCTGCCTGTGAGCCCAGGGGGCGTTTACGACAGCGGCAACCAAGCACTCGCTCAGCCTGCGTAGCGTGGTGTGAGCTGAGGCTGACGCCTGTGGTGGAGCGATGGGAGGAGCTCGTCTTTCACCTGGTCGATGCCTCTCCGGCGGATGCCAGGCGGCGCTTTCGCCAGGGCATCAAGCAGGCCTGGGCCGGCTGCTGCGCCTACTGCGGCGAGACGCCTCCAGCGGCATCCCTGACCTTGGATCACGTCAAGCCCAGGGCCAAGGGCGGCAGCACGCTGCGCTCCAACCTGGTGCCCGCCTGCCGGCGCTGCAACGCCGACAAGGGCAGCACCGCCTGCTGGCGCAGCTGGTACAGAGGCACACCATGGTTCTGCTCGCACCGCGAGGCGAGAATAGATGCGTGGCTGCGGCCGCCGGCCATTCCTTTTCAGCTGATCGCCACGGAGGACTCTGATGATGATCGATCTCAACCTGGAGCAGCAGTTCCAGTTGCGGCAACTGAGGGACGAGATCGAGGGGCTGAGCCGGGCCGAACTGATTGCCCTGGTGCTCGACGAGCGCAGGGACTACCTGCTACAGGGCAACTACCTGCGATCGATGATGGTGGAAGCAGGGATGGAGGTGGAAGAGCCGATGGACATCTACCTTGCGCTGCCTGAGACGGAGGAAGAAATGATTGCAACCTTCGGGCACATGCCCAGCAACGAGGAGCTGGCGGCCTACGTCGGTGAACGCGTTGAGGCCTGCCAGGAAGCCGCCAGAATGGATGTTGACATCGAGGCCATTGCGCTCGGGATGGAGGAGTCGTGACGCGCGCATTGAGCCCAGCCCAGATTGCTGCCCATGTCAGGGCTGCGGGATACCCAGAAGAGCTGGTGCCGACCAAGGTGGCGATCGCCCTGGCTGAATCCAGCGGCAACCCGAGGGCGCACAATCCCAACGCAAGCAGCGGGGATGACTCCTACGGCCTGTTTCAGGTCAACATGCTTGGCGGCATGGGGCCCGAGAGGCGTCGTGAATTCGGACTGTCGTCCAACGAGCAACTGTTCGACCCGGCCACGAACGCCAGGGCTGCCAAGAAGATCTACGACAGCCAAGGGCTAGGGGCCTGGAGCGTTTACAGGAGCGGGGCTTACAGGCGCTTCCTGCCCGAGGCCCAGCGAGCGGCCGGGAGCCGGGAGGCAGTAATGCCGCAGAACAGTCCGGTTGCGCCCGCCCCTCGGGTGTCGCCGGCGGCGTCCCTGGAGGCCGTGGCTGCCGGGATCCTCGGCGGCGCGAGCGGGACGGGAGGCTTCCGCATGGCCGCCCCATTCACGATGGCCCCCAGGGTTGCCGCGGTTGAGGCTGGCGGGCCTGTGGGGGTGGCAGGAGCGATCCTCGACAACAGCTTCGCTGGAGCAGTGGGCAAGCAGCGCATGGCTGCCAGCAGCGCCCTGCTGCCTGGCCTGTTCAAGGCTGCCACCGGCGTATCGATCGAGGAACTTGGACCACTGGTGGCTTCCGCGGGCAGATTGCCCGGCTCTCGACCGATCCCTGATTTCGATGTGCCGATGCCGCAATTCGAGGCATCGCAGACAGGCATGCCGGCAGATTCGTCGAGTGGACTGCGGATGGGCCGACTTGGCGGTGCAACGACCAATCGCACTAGAGATCCCGATGCCGAGCAGAGTGGATACGACATCGTCAAACCCGGCGGCGTGGGAGCACCAATCGTGGCGCCCGTGGACCTGGAGATCACCGGCAAGGGATTCCAGGGGCAGGGCAGCGGTGAGTCGGGGCGCGGCTATGGCAACTGGCTGAGCGGCAAGTTCACAGGGGCGGACGGCAAGCCCTACGAGCTGCTCCTTGGGCACCTCAACGACTACAGCGTCAAGCCAGGCATGAAGGTGCCTCGCGGCACCGTTCTCGGCAGCCAGGGTGTAACCGGGCGGGCGTTCGGCGCGCACGTCACGACTCACGTCAATGCTCTGTCGGGCGGCAATCCGTGGCAGGAGCTGGATCGCCTCACGAATATGTGGACGGCACCAGCTGGCTAGCCTGAACTTGCTGTTGACCGGAGGCAGGTCGATGCGATCGTTTTTCAAAGGGCAGATCGACGCATCGTTGATCCTGCCGATGCTGATCGGCCTGCTGTACGCAGGCACTGGCGACTGGTCGGCCGAGCGCTGGAATGGCGCCCTGGCGATCATGGGTATCGGCGCTGGCGCCCGGGCGGGCTTCGAGCGGGGGTACAACACCTTCAACCCCGAACTACATCGAGAGCCCTATCTGCTGCCCTACCAGCCGGAGGAGCAACGGCCGCTTCACCTGGAGGATCACCAGCCGGAAGGGCGCCTGCGGGACGAGCGCGGCCGCTTCACCAGGAGCGAGCATCATGGGACCTGAGGACAGCCGAATCATGACGGAGGCGCTGATCGCCTCACTGGCTGCGCCGGCGATCAAGGCGATCATCCAGAAAGCGCTCCTCAAGTCCGCAGCGGCCTGGGCTGGACAGACGGGACCGAGGAGAGTGATCGGGGGCATCCGGCATTTTTGGGCGCGAAAGCCTGAACAATCGCGCTGAGAGGCGCTTCTATTGGGTAGATTTGTCAGAAGCACCTTGGATCGGTGCTCACAGATTCCCCATGATCACCACCATCGCGATCGCGGCTGCCGCGGGGTTTGCCGGATTGGCCATTGGTACCAGTGCGGCCAGCTTTGGATTGCGCCGCCGGCTGGACGGGCTGGAGGGATGGGCCATGGAAGAGCTGATCACCAAGCAGGAGATCAGCGAAGCCTTCCAACAGGTCTCAATGATCGAGGCGCAGCGCGAGGCAGCGATCACCCAGCAGTTGAACCAGATGCGTGCCCAGATTGCCCAGGTGCAGCCCGTCTTCCGTCAGGCAGCGCCAGCCGGGGCGTTCCAACAGGAGGGGATGAGTCGCGGCCCGTCAACGCCCACCCCGGCCGAGGTGAACGCCCTACTGACCCAGCAGCTCAGCGGGATTAACGAGCGACTGCAGCAGGTGATGTCTCAGCAGATGCCCGGCTGACCTCCTTGGTTCGAGGGGCAAAGGTCACGCACTCATTGGCAAAGAAGGCGCCCTCGGTCAACGGCTCAGGGAAATTCATGGCGCAGTAGCCAAGCCACTGGTTGCACTGCTCGCAGCGGTAGCCCTTGTCGAGAACCGCGACCTCTGCCGTACGCAGGATCTGCGGCAGTCGGTCGCGGTAGATCAAGCCGGCGCGCACCTGGCGGATGAGTTCGCGGCTGCGATTGAGAGTGCGTGCCAGGTGGGCGTTGCTCAGATCGCTGCGCTGGATGATCATCAGCAGCTGCTCGTCGGTGAGGTCGGGATCACCCGGGGCTTTGCGCCGCTTGGGCTTAGCTCTGGCCTTGGGGTGCGGCCTTGGGCCACTGGAGTGCTCGTGCTCGGTCCAGCGATGACCGCAGAAGGTGTTCTGGCATTCCAGGCGGCGGCGCTTATCGCCGTTGACCAGCTTGCGGATTTCGATGACGCGAGCTCTGATCTCGCAGCGAGGACAGTGGTGCATGCGTTCAGCGGTTGCCTTGGCTTGCTGAGTGTTGGACTTGGATTGCGCCTAGCCTGTGAGCTGCATCAGACAGGACGTGGATCGACGCTACAGCCAGACAAGGGGTGCTGGGGGCGTCAGGGCCAGCGATTCAGGGAGCAGGCGGCGCGAGGCCTACGCCCGGGCCCAGATCGCCAGGGGACGAGTGAACGCCCGGGCGGCGCGCAGTGGCGGCAATGAAGGGGGGGCCAAGAGCATCGATCCCTATGCGGCGGTGGACATCCTCAGAGGACGGGCTGCTCTGCGGGCGGAGCGTGATCAGGTGTTCCAGGAGGAGGGCTCGGGCGTTTACGGCTCTGGCCCCGCCCTCGCCGAGGCCCGCCGACAGGACGAGGAGCAGCAGGATCTCCTGCCGGGATTGTGAGCAGCCAGGCGCGGACGCAGGCGCCACTGAAGGGGTCCTTGACTGGCTCGAGGAGCAGGTTGGACCCCTCTGGCGACCAGTGGCCAATGAAGTCGCTGCTGCTGCAATCGGCGAGCGAGAAGACGCACAGCCGTCCGCTGCGCCAAGCGGAGTGTTCGCTGCGGGGGTCCCACCAGCGGATGACCCGGAAGGGGCTTTCACCCAGGTCGCGGTAGCCGGGGATGAGCTGATGAATGGCATGCAGCTCGGCGGCCAGCGCCAGGATGGCGTTGTTGGTGTCCTTGTCCAGCGCCCTGCAGTCTCGACTGCCCCTGGGCAAGACGTGGCGCCAGGAGAGCCAGCTGTCGTGGACGACCGCTCGATCCAGCAGCAGCCAGCCATCGATCGGATGGTGGAACTCGTCCTTGTCGCTATAGGCGTAGGGCAGGTGGGGGCTCACGATTCCTCCGCGGGGGCAGGGCTGCCAAGGGCGTAGGGCTTGCCCACAGACGCCTGGTAGGACTCTTGCCAGCGGCTCTCGCCGCTCCATTCGTCCAACACGACGCGGCCGTATGGGGAGGCGGCGGCATGGAAGCGGGCCAGACCTTCACGGAAGGCGTTCGATGGGGACGGGGGCGGCAGGTAGACAATGGCGGACCAGTCCGCCGGCAGCACGCGGGCGGTCTGCTCCAGCTCGTCATCCCAGAAACGGGGTGCCAAGCGGCGGAATGGCAGACAGGTCGGGAAATCCCACAACCAGGGACAGGAGGTCAGGATCTCGTTGCTGCCGCTCCAGAAGACGGCCTGGTTGATACTGCCGGCCCGGTACTCGAGCAGGAGCTTGTTGGCCAGGGCGCGGCCGCGGCGCAAGCCGTTGGGCACCGCCAGGAGGACCCGTTTGCCGCCGCCCGGGGACCAGTGGCGGCCGGTGGCGATCGTCATGTCCTCGTCTCGCTCCAGGTAGCGGGAGGCCTGGACGACGTGGTTGATCTCGGCGTTGCTGTAGGGGTCGAGGTCGACGCCCCCCATGGTGCAGCGAGCCACCTCGACAACATGGGCCGGGGGCAGCAAGGCGGGCAGGGTCTTGGCCATGGCTCAGAGGGTGTGAGACTCCTGCAACTCCTGGATGGCGCGGGCGGGGTACTCGCGGGGCACGACCAGCAGGCTGGCCTGGCTCTTGTCGATGAGCAGGAACAGGGCGTTGTGCTCGGTGTCGGTCACCCTGACGCGGCTGACCACGTCCCGCAGGAAGCGGGAGTTGTGGATGTCTCCGGCCGCTTCTGCTGCCAGCAGGTCTTCGCAGAAGGACTCGAGAGGGACGTAGTAGGCATCGCGGCCACCGCCGGCCAGCTTGATCACCAAGGCGCCGGCACCGTGCCGCTCTAGGAAGGAGTCGAACAGCTGGATCTGATCAGCCAGGATGGCCTCACAGGCGCGGGTGTTGATGGCGATGGCGGCCTCGGTTTCGCCACCGGTGCCGGTGCTGCCAAGCTCAGGGAACAGCCGGCGCATGAGATCAGCGCGGGAGGGACGAGCCATGGTTCAGGGGGCGAGGATGGCCTTGCCGCGGCGCTCTACGGCCCAGGCGGCGTAGATCTCGGGCGCCCAGTCCTGATAACAGGCCTCGGCGAGCTCCATCGCCCAGCGGATTTCGTCCTGGGCGTCGGCCTTGAGGCGGACATCGAGCAGGTGCAGCCAGGAGCGGGCATTGCCGGTGAGCAGCACGTTCTGGAAGTAGGAGGTTGGCAGCACGTAACGTGCATGCTCTTCGGAAACACCCTCGGCACGCAGGTCGGCGTAGTCCTGGGCAGCATTGAGATGCAGCTGGCGCAGTCGTGCGATGTGGTTCGCAGTCCACTCGTAGCCATCGCCCTGACGGTCGCGGTAGACACCAGGCGGGCGGATGTAGAAGACCTCTTCCACGGGGATCTCGCCGCGGGCGACGCGCTCGATTCTGGTTCCCGAGTACCGCAGAGACTGCACATCAAAGCTCACCCCGACCCGGTGAGTGCGCAGCTGCACCATGGTGTTGTGATCGACCTGCAGCAGCAGCGACAGGGTGGGATGCTCCAGGGGACCCCAGTGACCCCGCTTGCCCTCGAGCAGGCGCTTGGCTGCGATCTGGCCGCAGCGATCCTCCGGCAGGGTGGTGTCGGGGTGGAAGTCTTCTGAATAGTCGCTGTGGAGAGCGAGATAGATCAACCGCTGCGGCATTTCAGTCGCAGCGACCACTTCGCAGCGGAAGGGGTTCTTCACGCAGGGATGAGCCGTTCAGGGCGAACGCTACAGCCCGAGTTTGATCAATGCAAGCCCTGGCAGACAGAAGCGCGGACAGGTCTTGCGGCTTAGCCGACCTCGACCTTCTTGTTCATCAGGTTGGCCATCTCGATCATGTCCTTGGCGCTGAGCACGTCGGGGGCCTTGGGCAGGATGTTGGCAAACTGCAGCAGGCTTTCTCCCGACTGGAACCGATCGGCTTCAGCGCGGTCCTGCATCCAGCCAGAGTAGTTGGCGTTGTAGGTCCCGAGCCGGTCGGCGTACCTGGAAACACCCTCGACAGCCCGACCTGGATTGATCCCGCTGGGAAACATCTCAGGCGGCTGGGAGCTGGTGGTGCGACCGGAGATGTAATCCTGGACACGCTGGTAAGCAGAAGTGGCGCCGTCGCCGGTGCTGCTGCCTGTGCCGGTGCCAGTACCGGTGCCGGTGCTGCTGCCAGTGCCGCTCTTGCTCTTGGTCTTGCCGATAGGCGTGTAGACCGCCAGCTGCTGCTTGCCGTTGTCGGCCCGCGAGGAGCTGCCTTCAAGGAAGGTGGTTGGATTGTAGACGCTGGGATCTTTGATCGTAATAAAACGGCTCAGGGCCATACCTTCGCCGCCGATCAGGGAGCCGCCCACCTTGTCGACCTTTTTGTTGATCCTGTCGACCTCCTTCCGGCCCAGGGGCATGAGTGGGCTGAAGCCCGGGGCACTGCTGGGGATGCCATAGACAAAGGAGTCGGCAAACCCGTCCGAGGGGGCGACGGCTTGCCCTTTGCTATTGATCTTGACCCTGGCGTCACCGCCAACGGTGTAGACCTTGCTCGTGCCACCACCGCTGCGATCCATGTAGGACTGAGCCTTGTCGCCGACCTTCATGGAGTCAGCCACGGATTGGATCTGGCTGGCGGAAAAGCCCTTGTCCTCGAGCTTCTTGACTTCGGACTTTTCGAGCTTGTTGCCGGAGACGTACTTCTGGGCCCTCTCCAGCGCCTCCTGCTTCTTGTTCTTCTCGGACACCGGGAGGGAGCTTGGACTGCGGCTTGATTCTAGGAGTGGCCGCAGAGCGGGCCATCGGAGCCAGCCCTGCGGCTGATCCAGTCGATGTTCATGCGCTCGATCTTTTCGTAGCTCTTGGGGTTGCGTTCACGGGTGAGCTGCAGGAACTCGTCGGTGTCACTGCGCAGGCGAGTGAGGGCGCCGACCAGGTCGATCGAGCTCAGCCGGCGGTTGTGATGGAAGTGGGGGACGCCCTTGACGCGGTGATGCAGGGGGTTGCAACAGAACTTGCTGCCGCAAACGTGATCGATTGGCAGCCGGCCAATGTCCCCCCAGGTGAACCAGGTGGCAACTCGCGGCGCGGAATACTGGCGACTGCTGCCCCAGTGGCGCGGGAAGCGGAAGTAACTGGTAGAGCCATCGGCGTAGATCGACCCCTGCCAGGGCCAGCACTCGGTGGGATCCTTGATTTCGACAAAGGACCAGAACTCCAGGAAGCGACGCCGGTACTGGGGGTGGATCTGGCGGATGTCCAGAGCAAGGCGGCCCTCCGTCAAGGCTGCGATACAGCGCACGCAGGCGTGGCTGTCGTCGTAGCGGGGGATGCTGCCATCTAAGCTGCCGCGAGAGTGATCCAGGATCGGGCAGATCGGTCCACTGGTGATGCGGCTGTGCAAGTCCTCTGGGATCGCCCAGCGTGCCATAGATCAACTCCGGTTGATGTGACTTGATTCCTTGTTGACCAAGGGGTAGCCTTTGGGGCACTTCCAGTCACCGCCGACACCAGTCAACTGGCGGCGCTTTGGCAGCAGGATAAGGTCCTCCATGGTCCAGAGTTCCAGGCGACCGAGGGCGAGGCCCTCGGGGATGACCTCAACCCGGGGGCGGGGATAGGTGCGGTCGATCAGGCCGGTCATCAGTCCCAGGCGCGGCCTCACGCCACGGGCGCAGAGCTCCACTCGCAGGCCGCGTTGAACCTGCTCGGGCTTGAGGGGTGAGGGCCTGCACGGCAGCTTGATGTCAGCCACGGGGGCCCTCGCTCAATGGGGTGACATCCACCACGCGAAGCAGGACGCCGGCTTCTGCGGCCAGCTCGCGAATCAGCTGCATGTCGAACTGCAGTCGCTCTGGGGTTTGGAAGTCGGGCGTGGTGATCACAACGCAACCGGACTCCACCAGAAGTGCCACCGAGGAAGCGTCAGTGGGCGCCGGCCAGATGTAGGCGGAGCTGCTACGCAGGGACGCTCCACCAGCTGCAGCAATCGACACAGCAGCCTGCTCGGCGCTGAGCAGTAGCGCCGAGCGGACAGCCCGATCCCGCCGGCGGGCCATGGTGGAGCGCATCGAGCCCGGGAAAGTGTCACAGGCCGCGGCGACCAGGCGGCCGGCGGAGGTGATCACGCAACCCGATCGGTTCAGGGGATCGATCGACTGGGCGGCGTAGTGACGGGCGATGGCCAGCATGCGGAGATCTTCGCTGCCCAGGGGCGCCGGCAGGGGCGGGGCTGCTGGATGCAGGATGTCAATCAGCAGGTTGCCGCTGCTCTTGGGGGAAGGGTCTTTCATCAGATTTTCTCCATCGTCAGAAGCGAGTCGACCGCATTGAAGAGGTCGTTGAGGCTGGTGCCGTCGTTGAAGACGACAGCGCTGAAGCCTGGGTGATTCCTGAGTCCCCCTTCTGAGCTGTGGCCGAGCGAGGCCTCGGCTGCCGCTTCAGCGCCGGGGCGTTCCACCAGCCAAAGCCGGCCGCCGATCGCGGTGACCAGGTTGGCTTCGTTGGGGAAGCGGATGTCGTCAACGACCACGGGAGTCCCCTTGTCGAGCAGCGCTCGAGCAGTGTTCGCCCAGCACTGCAGCCAGACATCGGCGCAGATCTGTTCACGCCCCCATTCAGTGCCCAAGGTCTGCAGCAGGTGGCGGCCGGTGACATGAATCCCTGGGATGACCTCGTTGCGGTCTTGGTAGACGACGCGCTTGATGCCCTCCGGCGAGAGGGTGCCAAGGTGGCGCAGGAAGACCTCAGCCATTTCCTTGAGGGGCCGGGCAAAGGGGACAAGGGCGAACCCCTTGGCAGCCAAGTGGCCGGCGATGGTGCTCTTGCCGCTGCCCGGGGCGTGAGAGGCCAGGCCGATCAGCAGTGCTTTGGAGGCGGAGGGTTTCATGGCTCAGCCCTCTACGTCGGCGCCGGAGCCCACCGGCTGCTCTTCCGCGGCCGGCATGGGCGGTCGCCAGCCGGACTGCCAGATGGAGCGAGCGCGCCCCTGCAGCTCTTCGACGGAGAGGTTCCAGGTCTTGAGGGCCTGGAGGATCATCTCGGCGAGATCGGGCGAGAGGAGGGAATCGCGGTAGCGGACGTACAGGCGAGAGGCGTTGACGATGTCCAGCTCGGATGGAGCGGACCGGTAAAGCAGGGCTTCGATGATCGGCCGATCCGCTGGGTCGAGAGGGTGGAGCTGCGCAGGAGCAGCAACCGGCGCTGGCCGCAAGGGCAGGGGGACCGGCATGGAGAGAGGGGCGGAACGGGCGGATCGTACAGCCGGGCGCCTGCTGTGGCTAGTGGGCTGCGAGATGAATCTGGCGGGCGGGCGGAACTGTCTCAGTGAGACGGAAAACGGGGAAGGGGGTGTGCCGCCATCGGGTGTGCCGGCACTTTCTTGGAGGCGATTTCCCAGAATCCTTGTGCTGGAGCGGGTTTCGAAACTCGAAAAAGTCCTGTGCCGTACCGTGCCGCCATTCGCCTAGACCTTTTTTGAAGTGAATCTCCCCCTAGTGGGTGGTCGAGAACCCGGATCAATACTAGCTCCGGGGAAAAGCGGGGTCAGCAAAAGCGGAATCCAGGAGACAAGATTGAGGAGACAAGTATGAGACTGGAGTCTGATCGGGGGTCGCAGGTGGTGGTTGGCGAGAAGTGTGTTTCCCAATAAAGGTCTAGACGAGTGGTGGCACGGCGGTACAGCGGTACAGGTTTTGCTTGCGTTGAGTGGTAGCAAGGAGTCTCGAGGATGAGGTGCCGGTACACTCAGGCAAAAACGTGGCGGCATTCCAGGCCATCTTGCTTTGGACTCGCTATTAAGAGAGCGAACAGCAGGGATCAGCGCTGGTCTCACAGGACTCGCCGCCCTAGGAGGTGCGTCTCGGGCTCGCGGCAAGTCTCTTAAGACTCACTGTTGAGCAAAGAAAAACCCCGGGGACCAAGCCGGGGTTCTCGTTCTCGATGACCGCCTTAGCAGTCAGTCCGCAAGATACGGGCTACTGACGCCGCCGCCAGAAGCGTGTGATAGAACCCTGAATTCTGGCCCGGTCGTTCTCGTAGCCCATGCGCCGCAGCTCATCAGAGATCGGACGGGCCATGGCGCTGCTGCGATCGACGTTCAGGTCCAGCCACCCGAAGATGTCGGCCATCGTGTAGCAGGGCTGTCCTTTGTGCAGGAAGCTGCACTCCTTGGCCAGGGCGGCGCGCAGGGATCCCTCCAGGGGGCTGTCCAGCGAGTGGATGCCGTGCACCTCCTCCACCCGAGTCAACTCATAGGAGGTGAACTCATGGACTGGGTTGTCCAGGTAGGCCTGGTAGGCAGCCGCCCAGATGCGGTTGCGGTCTTGCTTGACCCGATCGAGGTCGATGATCTTGACGTTGGGATCCTCTGGGGCGGGAATCTTGCCGGGCACCCGAATTGGCATGAAGCGCCGGTTGCCGGTGGGGTCGACCATGAAGTTCATCGAGTTGGTCGCCCCGCAGAGCACGAAGGACCGCGGGAAGGAGCGCTCGTTCTCGTATTTGCGGGCGGAGCGGTCGTTGGCAACGCTGATCAGGTTCTTGAGCTCCTCGGTGTACTGCCGCTTGAAGTAGCGCTCGACCTCATCGAGCAAGACCAGCCAGCCGGCATGCAAGGCGTGTGGCTTCTCCTTGAGGTAGGAGATCCCCTGCTGGATGGTCGTCACCCAGGGGTAGCCGCTGTTTAAGGGGTCGGGCGGCGTGAGGTATTGGAAGAAGTTGGACTTGCCCAGGTTCTGCGGGCCCACCAGGATCAGCATCCAGCTGTGCGGGCAGCCGGGGTTGAGGGTGCGGGCGACCGCTCCGACCAGGAAGCGGCGCAGCACCTCGTCGGCGTAGAGACTGCCGCAAGGCAGGCGGGGGTTGTCGGGCGATTCCTCGGTGACCCCCAGCAGGACCTGGGCCAGCTGGTCAAAGTAGTCAATCGGCGCGGCGGTTTTGTAGCAGTGCTCCAGGTAGGACTGCACTGGGTTGTAGGCGTTCTCCTCCGCCAGGATGCGGGTGACGTCGGCGACCGTCTGCTTGGGCATGCTCCGGCCGGCGAGCTCGGAGACTGGCACGTAGGCCATGGTCGGGTCACTGACCTCCTTGGGTTTGCCGGCCGGGCCGTACTCGATTTTGTAGGTGAGGGTGTTGAGCCGCAGAGAGGGGTAGCGATCGCGCACGGCCCCCTTGATCACGGGGATCGTGAGCGGATCGAGGGTGTCGCCCTTCTTGCGGGAGCCTTTCTTGCGGGAGCCTTTCTTGAGGGGGTCACCGCTGGGGTCGAACTCCTTATCGGATGGCGGGTCGACCTCGTTGGCGTAGATGAGCTCCAGGCCCAGCCCCTCGAAGGGATCGTCAGGGTCGTCGATCTCCGGCGGCAGCGGTGGTGGCTCGTCGGTTGGGACGGCTACTTGCGCGGCGGCAGGAGCTTCCTCCTGGTTCCCACTGGCCGCGGCTGCGGCAATGGCTTCTTTGGTTTTGCGCAGGGCCCCCCAGTCGAAGCCCACAATGGAGGGGGTGGTCATCGCCGGCCGGGGTGGCCGCTGATCAGGGTCCAGGTCGTCGAGGTCCTCCTCGCTGCCCATGAAATCGGCCATGCTGTAGCCGGCCGCCGGCACCGCCGGGCCACTGCTGCTCCTGCGCAGGTGCTCCGGCAGGGAGCGGCGCCAGTCGGGGTCCTGCTCGCTGGCCAGGAAGAAGAGGGTGGCCAGTGATGAGCGGCCGGAGAATCCCCGGAAGAAGCGCTCGCTGGCCTGGCGGGCGTTCTTGCCGGAGCCGTGGTGGCCGCGGGAGGCCCAGTCCGACCAGGCGGGGTAGAGATCGGCGCCAGCCGAGGCGGCCGCAGCGGTGATACGGATGAAGAGGTCCCGCTCACCATCGGCGGTGACCTCGAGCACCTCCTCGAGGACGTGGATTGCCTGGCCGATGTCGATGTCGTCGTAGTCGCCGGTGGCTTCCAGGCGCTGCTTTTGCTGGCGGATCAGTTCTTGGGCTCGCCGCAGGAGCTCATCAGGCAGGACCTGGTCGGGGTGGAGCCACTGCTGCTCGCCGGTACTGCATCCATAGAAGAGGCGGCAGGGGTCGCTGCAGCTCTTGTCGCCGCCGAACTCGCGGATCAACAGGGTGACCAGGGCCTTGTAGAGCTCCGGGTCGCTGATGCGCTCCTGTAGCTGGAAGATGACGCGGAAGCGGTGCTGGCCAGGCTCTGGCCGGTGGCTGGAGGTGGTGTACAGCAAGGCGGCATGGGCCGCCATCGGGTGCTGGTGGAAGTCGTCCAGGTCGAGACCTTCATCGATGTCGATGACGACCAGGTCGGCATGGCAGAAGGCGCTCGAGCTGCGGTGCTGGGATGCCATGGCCGCCGGGATGAAGGCGTGGCCGGTGGCAATCAGTTGGGCGAGGCCTTCGAGGGTGGTCTCGCAGCGCTGCCAATTGTCGGCGTACTCCGAAAGCCAGACGGGTGGCTTGTTGCGAATTGCTTGGTGAACAGAGAGGACGAGATGACCCATCAGGCGCACTCCTGGGTCAGACCCAGCGCGACCTCAGGGGACTGGCCGCGGCGGATGCGGGCGTAGACGGTTTGGCGTGAGAGTCCCAGCCGTTGACACCAGTCGCGAATCGGGAGTGTTTCGCCCTGATGGCTGGCGAGCAGTTGGGGCGGTCGTCCCCCGTGGACGTAGGTGTCCCATGTGCAGTTGCCTGGGCGGTAAGGGAGGGATGGATCCTTGCGCACCAGGCTCAGCTCCTTGGACGGGCAAGGCCCCATGTCTTGGAAGAACAGGTCGAAGGATTGGACCCAGGGCAGGTGGACGGGGCAGCGCGGGCGACTCTCTGCCGGCTGGGACTCCCAGCTCCGATAGACGCGCACGAGGTGGCTCCAGCGGAGGTGGGTGACCTTGAGACCCTCTGACGCCCCGGCACCGCGTGGCTGAAGGGTGGAGCGGAGGCGCAGGCGCCTGATTGAGCGACTGGTCATGCGTAGGTGCTTGCCTTGGCAAGCGGGCAGTCTGCCGCGTGTTGCAGCAGATTGCCAGCGATTGAGCAGC